TTTTTTCATTTATAATTTTTGTACTTCCGGCATCCTTATTGTTTTAATAATAATCCACTTTTGCCATCTTGTTAAAAACAAAATGACTTATAAAAGCGGGTAAAACTGTTATCTTTTTAATAATATTTTCAACGTCTCTAATATCATATTCATCTAGTGAATATCGTTCCATAATGCACGCGAGTGCATATTCCTCATCAATATCGAAAACTGATGTTATTTTTGTTTTATACCATGCTCTATCTTCAGATGAAGTGATTTTAGTAGTATCAACTCGTTTCATTTTAGACAAAAAGGGACCTAAGATTGGATAATTGTCTGGTACCAAACCTAATGAATTTGCATTTGCAGATGCCATTTTATGCACAGCATCTGATTCACCAGGAAACACTGAACTTGGTAATGTGAATGTTTTTCCAATTTTAATTGTTTGACTTGGCAAGTGAATCCAATGCATAATTCCTTTCTTATCAGGAATCCACCAACCTTTTAAAAACGTCAATCCTTTAAGACTATTTGCTTTTTTCATTTTGATATTAAAACCTAAGTCAATCGCTGCTTTTTCAAAATCATCCAATAACGAACCATGCAAGCAGAAAAGTGGATTTAAGCACGAATTACCCGGTGTGGTAAAAGCAACACCAGTTGCCAATTGAGGAAAACATTTTGCTTTAATACGAAAATCTTTTCCAAAGAAATTAATATCTTCTTTGCATACTCTATAAAAAAGATTCGTAATATTTTCTGGCACATTAGCAATTTTCAAAATTCGAATTAAGCTTTCTAATGCCCAGGGTCCAATACTTTGATCAAACATTTTCATATCAATTTCGTAATAAAATTTTCCACATTTAATAATGCTATCATCGCCTGCAACGCAAATTACATTTGAACCTAAAGTCAATGCAACAGCCAAATTATCTAATTGATCACTTGAATAACCTGAGCAGTAATAAATTTGGAACGTTCGTTTTCCAATGATTATTGTTTGTCCATTGAAAACTTCATGTAATAAATCTGAAAACATACGAGAATATGGAAGCATTTCTGCATGTACTTTCGGGTCCAAATTTCGGATCAATCTTGGCACAAGGCAATTGACTCCATCAACACTCTTGAAACAATTGATCGTTTCATCTGTTTTAACACTTGCTTTCTGTGGATGAGTGTAATTATTTTCCATTATAATTTTTTGATAAGCTTCCAAAATTCTTAAACCACGTGATCCCATCATCTGCGCACATGTCTGAATGGAAGGCATATCCACAGGACCAGACATTATTGTATTGTCCAAAAATAAATTTGTAAGAAGATTCCAATTAAGTTTTAATGTTTTTTCATCAATTGGCCAAGTCCATGTTGTGCCGGTATACCAAGGATTTTTCAATGAGCGGCAAGTAATTGCAACATAAGCATTGTAAGGATGACCACTTGGTTTCCACAACATTCCTGATGTAACCAATAAAGGATAAAAAACAG